GTCGGCCATGAGCGGGGCCATCTCCCCCGCCTTGAAATTGTGCTTACCGAAGGGCCCATTCTGGTTCCCCAGCGGCCACTCCAGCACGATCCCGGTAGGCTCGGCATCCTTGAGCTTCTTCAGGAAGGCCTCCGGATCGTGGAGATACATCATCGTCTCCAAACACACAATCCAGTCGCACTCGGGCACCGGGAATTGCAAGATGTCACCGACGGCGATCCGCACCTTGGGAATGCCGGCCAAGTGAACGGAAGCTGTAGCAATGGCATTGGCGTCTGTATCCCTGGCAATGACGCGCGTCACCCTGGGCGAGCCGGCCAGCATGAAGGTCCCGTAACCGTGGCCACAGCCAGGTTCGTACACCACGCCTTTCACGTTGTCGATGGCCAGGATATATCGTTCCTCAAGTACCCGCCGCAGCTCCCTGGTGTAGTGATCGGTTGGAGCATACCAGTGATTTCGACTAGCCTTTGCCATTACGTTCCTCCAGTAGTCTCCGTAGATGAACTTGCAGCTCGCGCGCCCGCACCGCCGCCGTGTGGCGCTCGTGGGCCAGCTTCGTGCCAGCCGCGGTTAGTGCTGCAAGCGCGGACTCCTGCTGCGGAGCCAGCCACCACTTCAGTTTTTTCCTGATCGCCCCGCGCGACCGGTCGTCCAGCCCGATGTAGTTTACGCCCTCGACGAGCCCCAGGTCCGCAAACTCGGCAATCGTATTCGTTGCGAGTGCTGTTCCACAGGCAGGTATCTCAAAAGTCTTCATCACTGGATAGCCTTTGGTGCAGCACGAGCTGATGGCGATACGGGCCATACCGAGTTGCTCAGCGTAGTCATCGCGAACCGGCCACGGCTTGAGTGCCTTCCGTGCAGGTCTCTCAATGCGGCGATACCCCTCTGTGCCTTTCATCTCTAGATGAGCTTGTTGGCGTACCGGGTAGAACGAACCAGCGATCTCACCTATGGACAAGACCTGATACTCTTTCTTTGCTGTTGCCAATGGGTGGAATATCACGGGGTCAAAGCTATGCGGCAACCAAATACCGTACTGGCCCCACTTGCGGGAAACCTTTCGCCATGCAGCACGTGTCCGGTGGAAGAAGACATCAAAGTTGAAGTTGAGACAGACCTGCTTGATAAATGGCAGGGCGTGAAGGTCCAGGAGGTAACAGCACTTCAGGACCGTTACCTTGTCCCACTCCTCACACATATACCCGAATACTGCGTCAGTGAATACCACGTCGAACGTGTTTACCCAGGTAGCGCCCAGCAAGCGTATCTGTTCACCCTCGGGCGCCTCTCGAGAGCACCGCGCATGTGAATAGATGGTCACGTCCTCCAGCTTCTTCATCTCCTCCATAATAGGCTGGTGGATGAGCTGGATTCGCGTTGCGCGGTCGATTGTCAACCAGAGGATTCGCATAGCCCCGCTGCCTTGCGCGCACGTTTTGCTCGAATCTCAACCATCGTATTGCAATGAATACCCGGTTCGACCACCGGGACGTCAAAGCCTGCCCACATCAGCATGCCCATCTGATAGTGTGGGTTGTTGAGGACCATCTCCGTCTGGTAGATCCGGAAGCGTCGAGAATAGGCGCTCTGAATAAGCTGCGCCTGAGTGTAGTACCAGTCCCAAAAGCGTGCCGTGGCGTCCTCTCGGCTCAGCGGAAACTTCGGCGTCAGCCTGGCTGCCCTCGTATCCTCGCCGACATCCTCAGAGAAGTCATTGCGTCCGATCCCGGTTTGCATTTCCAGCAATGACGCTATGCACTTACCACGCTCGCGCTGAAGGCAGATCACCCGGCAGTCGGGATACTCAGCGAGAATTAGCGGTACGTAGTTGAGCCAGAACGGCGAAACATCGCCGGCCACGTCCCCATCTCGGCTGCAGATGCGGAACACGGCCTCGCGGAAGATGGGATTGTCAACGCCGTCCCACGGCAGCTTGAGGTCGAAGCCAGGATAGCCAGTTCCAGGAGGGCAGTGGGCCATCACATGAGATACTTTGGCGCCCTGAGCCTGTAGCAGCCTCGATAGCGACTTTGTGCCACACCGTCCCGAACCGCAACCGAAGAGAAGTCTCATATCGTTCTGGTCCTAGTTCTGGTGTGCCACCAGCAGCATCGTCAGGAGAGCGCTCACATGGATGTTATTGGACATGACCTGAGCGCATGAAACCTTCGCCACTGCATCCGCTTGGAGAGGTATGGCAACTCGGAGCGGGGCTATGTACGGGCCACCAGTGCCCTCGATACTCATGGACAGTCGCCTCTGCCACGCGCTCCCCGTGACTGCTGTCTTCAGTTCAGCCACCGTATGCCCAACGCCCGTCCCGATCTCCGAAGCCGATACCTCGACTCCAATGATGAAACCTTGGTACCCTGGCGGCACCGGGCGGATAGCGGACTGAGCGCGACCTGCAAGAGGCTGAATCTCCGCGACCGTCACACCGCCGATGGTGAATGTCAACGTACCGGCGTTGGACTCATCTGTGCCTGCGGCATTGACCCAGGCCTCAAATACTGCGATGAGATCGACACCACTAGCCGCAGCAACGACCCCAGTCGGTGTCACAGCGCCGGTGGTGATTACGCCGGCATCGTTCGTGCCCCAGAACCGTGTGCCTGTCGCCCCGGTCCCTCCTGCTGCGTCCTGCCCGCTGTTAGAGACAACGGTCACATCACCAGCGCCGACGTAGCCTGGCCACTCACCACCAGCGTCCCAGACGTCCTCCGGGGCATCCGCTGTGTCTATATCTGGATTGTCCCCTGACGCCGTGTAGAACTCGTGGGTGTTCCAGTCGAGCGGGACCTCTACTTCCGGTAACGCCGGAAGATTGGGGTACATTCGCAGAAACTCACCTTTCGACAGTGCCATGACTTACCTCGCTTGCTTTGCGTGTGCGACGGTGGAACACTCCCAACTCATACAGGCGCAGCTTGTTGCGTGTGGGAACTCGTTGGACCATTTGGCGAACCTCGCCATCCCAGCCCCCCATGAGCCTCTCCATCTCTCCTGCCTCGAATTTACGCAAGTGGAAAGGGTTGACGGACCGGTCTAGGGGCCAAGACAATACAGCCCCAGCGCACGTGCTCCGCTTGATCTTCCGTATGAATGCACCGGCGTTCTGAAGGTGCTCGATCACCTCAGTGCAGACAACGTAATCAACGCCCCGGGGAATTGGTTCGGCCTCAATATCCATCACCCCCAGATCGACGTTATAGCGGCTCTGCAATTGGGTTCCCGCGATGGCGACGGCTTCGTCGTCAATGTCTCGTGCTATTACCTGCGTCACTGACGGCGAATTGGCCAGGATATTGGTACCGAAGCCATGCCCACACCCGGCATCGTAGACTACCCCGCTGACGTGCTGGACGGCAAAGTTGTAGCGCAATTCCATGAGCCGCTTTAGCTCGCGCGGCACGGGGTTGTCCTCATTGAGCCAGTGGTTGAGACTTGCACGGTGCATCATGTCTTCACCTCTAATAGTTCTCTGAGCTGAGCCGATAGTTCCCCAGCACGAATGGCGGCGGTGTGTTTATTCAGTATGAGTTTGGTGCCAGCTTTCGCAATTGTCTCAAGTGCATCTCGCTGACCTTCTGCCAGCCAGTGTTCTATCACTTCGCGGATATGACCAGGGACGTTTTTTTTCAACGGGAGGTAGTTCACTTCTGGCACAAACCCGAGTTCGTCTAAGTCGGGAATCGCATCACAAGCCAGGACGGCGCCGCAGGCAGGGATCTCGAACGTCTTCAGGATTGGGTAATGGTAGATACTACACCCACTCACAACGATCTTTGACGCACGGAGGAGGTTTGCATAGTCCTCCCCTACGGGCCACGCGTTCCCATCGTTCTCTATTGGTCGTTGAATCCGTTTGTAGCCATCCAGGCCCCTCAGCTCTCGACTCGCTTGAAACCGCAGCGGATAGGTCGCCTGTACGTCTACTCCTACCGACAGTGCTGTATGCTCCCTTTCGGTAAAACTGTGGGCATCTCCTACACGGAAGATTAACGGGTCGATACTGTGCGGCAGCCATCGTGTCGGAACATCGACATAGCTATGGTGCTTCTCGAAGCCTTCCTGGTAGCGGTAGAAGAAAGCGTCGAACCCGAATTGCTCGTACGCTTGCCTGACGTACCGCTCCGGCATCTCACAGTGGCAATCTTCTATCAGGCAGCACTTATACGCGGTCACCGCGGGCCAGTCGTCGCCGAGGTACCCGAAAACCGCATCGGTGAATACAATGTCGAACTCGTTAACCCAGGCAACATCAAGCTCCGGTGGCTGTGGCTTGGGGTTCGGTCCCATAACGGTTGAGAAATCCCAACGGAACCGGTCGTGACAGTACACCGTGACATCTTCACGCCGCCTGATTTGCTCCATGACCGGCTGGAAGATGCGCGCAACCCGATGATCGCGGTTGATGGTAAGCCAGAGTATCTGCAGTTTCCCCTCTCGCCGGGGTGGCCGTTCTGGTTTCTCTCCTACGGTGACGCCTGTCTTGTTGCTCTGCCGGCCGCGCATACCGGGGTGCAATTTCTTCAATAGCTTCCGATTCACTTTGTGCTCAGGTCCCGGGTCACTTCTCCGGTGCCACAGATGGTACATTATCCTTGGCACTCTTTCTACTTCCGTGACCGCATTGAGACGGTGCCACATATCCCGATCTTCACAGCCCCAACCTACGAACCGCTTGTCATAGCCGCCGAGGTTCTTGTACAACGATGCCTTGATCCACAGAGCCCCACCCAAGGCCGCCCATGTTCGGCCTGAATATCTGGCCGCCTCTGCCAGGTCCGGGTCAGTCCCAAACCGTCCCTCAATAACGAGGGGGGTAGCGAGTTGGTGTAGATACAAAGCTGACCGATAGGGCAACACTGCATCTGCATTACGCAGGTGCAGTCCTAAGCGACTTAGATACTCGCGATCAACAAGAATGTCGGCATCTATCAGGCACAGGAGATCATCGCCACCTGCCTTAGTATGTTCCACCCCGGTGTTGAACGCTCGGCTCCGATTATACGCTGCCGTCGATTGACAGAACACATGCTGGTCTACGTATTCCAGCAGCTCCTTGGGACAGCGCGTCTTCTTGTCTTCTTCGACGAGAATGATCTGGTATGTGTCCCGCTCAATCGACTGGTCAGCGAGCGCGCGCAGGCAATGCAACGCATTGGTGGCCCGCTCTGGCTGTTCATCATTCACCCTGAAGCCTACGACGACAATGAGCCGTGCGCTGCCACCACCATCCTCCGTCACCTGCATCTTGCAGTTGTGGAAACGACACAGAATCCTCTCAGCCAGCCCACCGTCTGCATCCGACAGATCGAGGGATCCGTTTTCAAAGTCCCAACCGCCAACCTTGCCAGTATACCCCCGCTGCTCACCTGTAAGTGTGAAGGTCTTCATCTCTTCTTCAAATTCCCCCACGCCGGGCACGAGTTGAATCGCCGTGGCTTCCAGGTGCGTCGCTGTTCCTTCGGTATCTGAGCCCAGTCCAAAATGCCGCTGTATTCCGACTGGTCATTGAGTGCACTAGTCGGGAAGATGCGAAAGCTGTCAGGAAACTCAGCCACCAACTGGGCAGCAATCTTGTAGTACTGGTCCCAGTAACAGCCAAGAGCCTGCTTTAGCGTTCCTGGGAACTTTGGGAAAGCCTTGTCGGCCAGCGGACTCACTTGGCAGCCGCGCTCATGTCTGTCCAGTGTCCAATGGTCGCGATTCCGGCGGTAGCAACGTCGCAGGAAACTGTCAACGGTCTCGGCGCGGTCTCGCTGCAAGCAAATAAATCGTACTCGATTACCGGCATCCTCCATCAACCAGCGCACATAGTTCAGCCAGTAGAACCCAACGTTGCCGATGTAGGTTGCCCCGGCGCCGCACTCATAGACACGCGCCAGCACCTTCTCAAAGGAACGCCGATTGCGTTCCCAGGGCAGCAGGGCAACAGGAGCCTTGATAGTTCGGCCCTCGTGGCTTACATCCACGTCCTGCTGGGCACTCAGGAAGCGAGACAGCGTCACCGTCCCACAGCGCCCGGTCCCGAGCCCGATGATGAGGCGCTTGCCAGTAGGGAGTGTGGCCATCAGACTCAACTTGCTATCGGCGCCCAGTGATGCGTTGGGGTCGCGTTGTAGGTGGCGACGAATCGGTACTTGCCGTGCAGCATCTTTCCGATTCTGCCCTTCTCGCGCGGGTCGATCGTCTCGACGAACAGGTGCGGCTGACACCTGGCTAATACGTCCTGCGCCCCAAGCAATATCTCGCGCTCCGAACCCTCCGTGTCAATCTTGATCAGAATGACATCTTTGTCTTTCTGTAGAACCTCATCCAGCGTCCTAGCCTCAGCCGCCAGGGGTACAGATATTTCTGAGAATGTGCACTTCAGCGTATTTGTCGGTACCATAAACCCGCGCTTTGACCACGCTCCTATTCGCAGCGTTTTGACACCTTTGAGCCGATTGAGAGTTACTGTTTCCATCAGGGCCGCCATGCGGTCCTGGTCCGGCTCAATTGCGACAACCCGCGTACTCGGACAACACCCGGCAAAGAACGCCGTGTGGTTGCCCACGTGCGCCCCTACGTCAACGTATGTCCCCTGCAGGTTCAGCTTGCCAATGGCAGCAAGCATATCCGGCTCCGACAGCGTGTGTTTCTTTCTGGTCATCACTGTCCAGTATCGGCCGAACTTCTGGGCCTTGGGTCCGAAGTGGAAGACCCGCGCTCCGTTCGCGGCAAAGATTACGCCTTCCTGATCCTTCGTTTGCCCATAGTTCAGCTTCGGTTTTCGCTTGTACCTGTACCGCCGCAGATTGCGCTCATACGTCTCGCCACGCTCGGCGTTTACATGCCACAGGTGGGCTACCTGTAGATGAGCCCTGAGAATCGGATTCTGTAGCCGCAGCTCGAGCCGCAGGTACAAGTCAGAGTCCTCGCAGCCCCAGCCGATGTATTCTTCATCGTGACGGCCTATTTCGTTGTATAAGTCGACGCGAATCCACATTGCCCCGCCCACGCCAGGAAACTTCCGGGTCCTTTTCTTGAGGGTATCGCTGCTATCGGCACTGAACTCCAGCAGACTCGGGTGGTCGTCTTCAAGAGCGCGGCATACACTACCGCTCTCTTCTGTATCGAGATACCGAATCTCGTCGAAGGCAATCATCACTTCGTTATTGGCCATCTCTTCGACACAGCAAGACAGGAAGTCCTCTGGCACCACCAGGTCCGAGTCCATCAGGCAGACTACGTCGCCAGGATCCAGCGCGGCCTTCTCCACGCCGTGGTTGAATACCGCGCCTCGGTTGTACGGCTGATCGCTCTTGCGCCAGAACGTCTTGTCCGCGAGCGCAGTCAGTTTGGCAGACGACCGTGCCTTATCCGACTCTTCGACAAGGATGAGCCGGTACTGGTCGCGCGGCAGCGTTTGGCGGTTGAGCGCACGCATTGTCGCCAAAGCATTGCGCTTGCGTTCTGGTTCATCTGGAGGAAAGCGCACCCCAACGATAACGGTAACGAGCGGTGCGCTCATGCCTCTACGGCCTCTGCCTCTTCCGGTCCATCAAGCGGCCCCAGCTCTTCCTGACATGGTCCTATGGATTGCCATCTCGTACGCGGACGAATGAGCTTCGCCACGCTCTCGATGCGGCGCTTGTGGGGAAGCAGATCGGCGAACATTCCATCCAGCACCGAGTCCATGTCCCGCGTCGGCTCGTAGCCCAGCGCCGTCAGCTTGTCGTGTATGACTTCGTACGTGTGTTCCTCCTGCTCTGTCCGCGGGTTGGTCCAGTTGCGAATGCGCGGGGACAGGCCAGCGCGCTTCCCTGCAGCCCGCACCTTCAGCGCCAGGTCGGTGATGTCGTACACGGCTTCGAGCTGGTTGACCGTTCGGTACTCTCCAGCAGCAGGTGGATTCTGGCCCAACAGGGTGATGCACCGCATCGAGTCGATAAGCGGCAGAAAGCCTCGCTTCTGGTGGCCAGCCCCGTATGGCGTGATCGGCTCGTCGATGATGGCCTGGGCAACGAAGCGATTGATGGCGGTGCCGAAGCACTCGTCTACGTCGAACCGTGTGCGCAGCTCGGGGTCATCGAAGGCCGGGATACTTGTCCCATACACAACGCCCTGCATGATGTCCGTTGAAGTCAGCCCCCACATGCGACAGGCGAACTCAACCATGACGGTGTCCATGCACTTGGCAGCATGGTACGTCGAGCCTGGGCAGCGGGGGAACTGGAGACCGGAGAGCCTCCCGACAAACGAAGGCCAGACCGGCTCACAGCCTGATACTTGTTCCCCCTCTGGCGTGCCGTGCTCCCAAAGCGCAAGAGGAGGGAATACCCCTTCAGGGATCGGGATACCGGGGGTTCCGTATTCGCCCATCGTTCCGATCTTGATCAGATGCGCCTCCGGACACACCTCCCGCATCCCCATCAGCACGTTGTAGGTTCCGACGATGTTGTTGGTGATCGTCACAGCGCCAGGCTCCTGGTCGATCATCGAATACGGCGCGCTCGGCTGCTCTGCCAGGTGAACGATCACATCCGGCTCCTGCCCCTTCAGGAAGTCCCGCATCTTCGTGTACGCCAGCAGATCCAGCTCTGTGAACGGCAGCGGCCCGTGATCAGGAAACGCCGCAGCGAACGTCGCCAGCCGATCAGGCATCGACGCAATGGGAATCACCGATCTGGAGCCCACGCGTTCGACCCACTTCCGGCGAAGGAACGCATCCACTCCGCACACCTGTTCTCCCAGGGATGCCAGATGGCACGCCAGCGTCCAGCCGAGGTAGCCGTCAATTCCGAGTATGCACCACTTCATCGCAGGACTCCTTCGCAGATTCGCAGTTAGGGTGACGTCTTCTGGTTCGATTGCTCTCGGTGCATGCGCATGCGCAGCTTCCGCAACGTGTCCTCACGCGGCCTGGCCTTCTCCTGTTCTGCCTCAATCGCGTCCCGCAGGAAGTCGGCTGTCAGGATAGGCCGGTACTCGTCCGACCCGAGCGCGTCGCGCACTGCACGTACCGACATCCTGACGAACGTCTCTGGCGAGACCGTTGCCGGCGTCACCTTCCCGCTATCGTCGGGAGGCTCTGCAGCGTCCGGGCTCTGATCTCCATCCTGAACCTGAGCCTCAACCTGGGCCTCATCCGGGACGTTATCCGCTGTCTCGTCGGTGGCCACCGCGCCGGTAGCTGCTTCCACCACCGCGTCGACCGGCTTGCCCACGCGCAGACTCAACACCTCCACCACCTCTCCCCTCGGTTCCCCAGAGGCCAGTTCAATCTTGAGAGCTTCCTCAAGCAATTCGTCCGTCAGGACGGTTGCCATGTCCCCGTCCTTCAGCAGCCCGACGATCTCTTCGAGGTCCTTCTCGATGAATCGCTCTGCCACCGCCGTCTTCGTCGCGCGCTCGTCGGCGTCCGGATCGGTCGCGGGGACACCAGCCGGAGCCAGCACCTCACCAGGCGCCCCGGGCCCTGGATCCGTAACGGGTGGGTCTTCCGGGTTGGTCGGATCATCATCATTCGGGTCTGCCAGGTACGTTCCTGTCCGCGATTTCCCCTGCGTCTCGGACGCACTGCGGCCTGGATCCGGCACGCCGGGGTTGAGCGGAATGGTGACGACCTGTATTGGCCTGATGCCCCCGGCGTAGCAGCCATCGACCACCTGTTCGCAGCCTTCGGTGACCAGGACGCCGTCAATGCGGGCTGCCTCTTCCTTGGACAGGGGCTTCCACTGGCTCGGATGCCTCACTTGAAGGGCACGCCCTGGCCATCGCTCCCGGGCGACTTGCTGGGCTCTGGTGCGCCAGGCGCCATCCCGCTTCGGTCCCCAGATAGCAACGATCATGTCCCCGGTCTCCAGGATCTTGCAGCCGTGGAATCTGCACAGGATTCGGCTGGCAGCATCAGCATCGTCATCGGGCAGCTCCAGGCGACCGTCCGTGAACATCCAACTGGCGATCATGCCAGTGTGCCCTTCGAGCGGTCCAGTTGAGATAAACGTCTTCATCGCAGGTTAGCTCCGTCTCTGGTTACTCCTCGGTCTCGGTCTCGACTGTGATCTTGGGGTCGCCCGTCACCACCCTGGTGCGCTCCGATTTGGTGCGCCAGTTTTTGTCCGTGGTGTGCTGCTCGACGATGTGCCCTCCCTCAGCCCGCTTGATACTCAGGCTGACGGTCTCCCCCTCTTTCGGCGAAGGGACAACGATCTCACTCGCCTTCGCCGCTGCAGAGCGAACCCTGGGCTGCGCCGGTTTGGAGGTGGATCTGGAACGGGAAACAGAGGTACGCGTATCACGCACCTCTGAAGGCATGGAGAGCTTCTTGGCCATTGCAGATCCTCTCTCTGCGAGGGTTCAGGATGCGGGACCCGACTCCGGATGAACCGGGTCCCGCATACCATGAGTTTGCAGATCAGCCGCGCCCCTCGCAGAAGGCGCGGGGGATCTCAGTCATACACACCGCTGGCCGCGGACAGACCGTTGAGATTGTACAAGGCCAAACCGCAGTACCACTTCACACGGGTGATGTACTCGTCCCGTGTCTGGTGGATACCCACGTCCTCGATGACGATCCCCGCTTCCTCGGCCGCTGTGAGGCCCGAGATGCCGATGCTCTGGGAGCCATCGTCGAAGTTGCCGGCGAAGATCGTGGTGGTGTTCGTCAGACTCCCGGTCGTCTGGTTCACCGGGATCCAGTTGTTGGTGAAGATCGGCACCCCACGGTACCCGGGGACATCCTGTCCGCTCGGCAGCGTTATGACCTCGCCGATGGCGGCCCCACCGAGGCCTCGGAGCAACGCCAGGTAGGCACGCACCGTCCGACCGTTCATGGCGAAGTAGTCGACCTCTCCGTCCTTGTCCGTCACCAGGTCGATGAGCTCGTCCATGATGGCGAAGGAGAGATTGCCGTTGTGGGCGATCAGCTTGGTGGCGTCGACCAGGTTGAGCAGTCCGCTGAACTGCAGCCCTGCGCCGGTCCCGTTGATGAGCATGTCCTGGTTGATGAGCATGTCCTGGTACTGGCGCCCAGCACTCTTGGCCTTGCTCTCGACCTGGGTCGTGGTCTGGTCCGTCTCCTTGCTTCTGGTGGCCTGGATCAGGCCGTTCACCTCGGCGTCGCCGATGATGGTCGTCAGCGCGCTGGTGACGCTGGTGAAGGTCGCAGCGGCCTTGCCGGCGCTGATCACGGTACCTACCGTTCCGAGCTGCACGGCACCCAGGGCATTCTCTCGGGTGTACTGCAGGGCGTTGCCGTCGATGCCCTCGAAAGGCAGCATCTGGAACATTTGGTTCACGGTGATGACGTTTTCAATCACCCCGCTTACGAGCTCGTTCACACTGAGCTTCGCCGATTCGACGAGCGTTACACTAGCCAATGTTCATCCTCCTGTAGCCAGAACCTTGCCCGTCACCGTCGGTCGGCGCTCGCTCGGTCCCGTTGCTTATGCTCCACCTCGTTTTTCGCGCATTGCCAGAAGGCCAGCTCTGACCTTCTCCGTCTTGGACTTGTCCCCGGTGGGCGCTTGGGGCGTCTGCGGCTGTCCCCGCTCACTGGGCTTCCCACCCCCCGACTCTTGCGTGCCATCGAAGGCGCGCGCGTACTTGTCGCTCGCCTTCATCTCCCCCACGAGCTGAGCAATCGTCATGTCCTTGCCGTTGGCGTCCCCGATACGGGTATTCCGGGCTTCGTCCAGAACCACGGCGCTATACTCAGTCTCACCGCCGTCTAGTGGCGTTTCCTTCAGCCGGCACTGAGCCATGATGGTGCTCAAGAGCAGATCGGGCGCCCCCTTGAGCTCTGCGATTGCGGCGATGGCCTCGGACCTGATCAGGGCCCGTTCGAGTCCTGCTTGGAGCTTGTTGCTCTTCTCCTGCTCTGTAACGAGCACCGCCTGATGCTGTTCCTTCATCTGCCGAACGGTACTCTCTGCCTTCTGCTCAGCGAGACGATCGGACTCGATCTCCGGATCGATCTTCTCGAGTTCGGTAACACGTGCACTGTGCGTCTCGACCAAAGCCTTCGATCTGCCGAGTTCCGCCTTGAGGGTGTCCGCCTCAGTGCGGGCAGCGCCGACAGTGGTCTTGAGGCTGGCTACGTCTTCCAACTCGAGCCCGTGCACCGGATCGACGATGAGTTTGAACAACCCATGGATCGGTTCTCCCTCCTTGTCGATCGGCTCGGGGTTGTACTCTCCCTGAAGGATCTCAGGCAGTGCGGTGCGTTCCTCGGCGGTGATCAGTGCTTTGGCCATCTCGTTACCTCCCGTAACGGCCTGGGTCGCCCCAGGACTTCAGCGAGTCCCCGACTTCGGAATCCCTCCGGCAGCCGGCAAGTCGCGTCTGGTGAGTCGCACACTGAGGAATCACTCCAGCAGCGCGCGAGACAACCGGTCCAGATCCCCTGGGCCCGGTCACGAACTCAGCTCCGAGGTTTCGGAACCCGGATGTCGAACCTGGCGAATACGTCGGGCTCTTTCTGACGCAATTCGGCAAGCGTGAACAACCGGCCACGTCGGTCCGTGAACGACGTGACATCGAGACCCCCGGCAGCGAACAGTTTCGCTCTCGAAGGCCCGAGTGCTTCTCTGACCGTATCCATGTCGCCAGCCTGTACGCGACCTCTCAACCACGAGTTGTAGGTCGTACCAGCGGGGACCTGGCCGTTCATGGAAGCACGAGTCCCTGGAGTGAGCTCTTTGGCAGGTATGCCCAACTCCCTCCAGGATTTTGTGACTGGGTTCAGCGAGCTCCGGCACCCGACATGAGCTGGGGGGCCTGGGGGCCTGGGCCCGCGGTCGAAATAGTACATGGTCTGGTCGAGGCGCTGACAGATGGGCGTTGTGCGACTGTCCAGCGTCGCGACCCACTGCATACCCTTCACGATGTCCTGGTTGGCCTGGTACGTCGCCACCCGGGCCTGGTTGCTCACATGGTTCGTGGCCGTCCTGGCGATAGCCTCTGCCTGTCGGGTCATGCCCCTGGCCTTCTGCCCCTTGACCAGCCCGAACACGTCCTGTCGCAGCCTCTGGACGATCTGTTGCGTCGTCTGTCCCTCGACCACCCCGAGCTGTACGGCCTTCGTCACATTGCGGCGTGTGGTCTCCCCCAGATTGCCGTACCACTGCTCCAGCGTCTGCCCCACGATGGGTTCGGTGGTCACTACTGCCCGCAGTGTTTCCGGCGCTGGCAGTAGCATATCGACCTTGATCGGCATCACCTGCTCGACTACGCCTGCGGCCCATTGCGCTTCCTGCGTTGCGACTCGTCCCATCTCTTTCGTGAACATCTGGGTCGCACGACTCATCTGTGGGTCGACCAACTCGGCCATCGCTATACTCAAGTCGCGCAGCCGCTGCGTCGTCACAGGCCCGGCGTCGAAGCCTCGGGCCGTTATCAAATCCAGGCGCCGCTGTACCTGTTCGAGTAGATCCGGAATGACGGTGTTGAGGAACGACCGTACCCGCGCCGCCTCGTGAGATTGCAGCCTCGTGAGGTAGAGCTGGTGACGTATGGTCCGCTCCAGCAGCTCGTCGTTTACGCTCGGCATCAGTCTTCATCTGGCGGCTCTGGGGTGGGCTCAAAGGGAATAGCCGGAAAGTCGCTATCGGCCTCAGATTCGGCGCTCTCCAACATCTCGTCGATGTCCTTCTCTGAGTCATACAGACCGCGGCGCTGCGCTTCGTCGAGGTAGTCGCGGTCACTGATACGTCCGGCCGTGGCGTCGGCCTGCAGCAGCTCGATCTCCTTGGTGACTTCGCTCCAGGTGCCCAGGTCGGTATTGACTCGCACGCCGACGGAGATGTCCAGGTCGCCTTCCCAGCGCCCCGCCATCTTGAAACTCTCCTCAAGATGAAGTTGCAGGGCCAGAGCGGCAGCACCGAGAGGACTGAGGGACTTGGCCTCTTCGATCGAGCGCCCCGTGGCCGTCTCTGTCCCTGGCTGGGACACCATGAGATCGCCGGCGCCGCTGGCCTGCATCTGGTTCACCAGGTTGTCCAGGGACCGCTGACCGGCATCCACGCCCTCGCCTGAGTGCTCGACGTATCCGACCGCCGATTCAGAGGGGGGCTTGTCAGTCCGCAGGGCAATCGATGGGCCCACGTTGACGTAGGCCATCTCCTTTTCGCTGAAGCCCTGGACCAGCAGGATAGCGGCGCGCACGACGTGGAGGATATTGTCCTGATCGCTCTGGCTGTCCCAATGCTTGCGGTTGAGCCATGCCAGATCCTCAAGCGTCGGCGCTGCCATAAGGAACCCGGTGCGCCTCGCATATCCCGTGGTGAGATTGACCACCCCTAGCGTCGTTACGTCCTCCTGGCCGGCGACCCACTCTTCACCGTTCCAGGTGTAAATTCTCACGGAGTTGGGTTCGACGACCCTGATGGTCTTTTGCTGCACCTGGCCCCATTCACCCTCACGGACCCAAGACGACTCATAGATCCGGATCCGCTCCAGTACCTCGGCCCCGGCAATCATCGCCCCGTCCCAGGCGAAGAGATTCATGGGGTTGACCTTGGCGAAATACGGCCTGAGGCTGTAGGCGTGCTGATCTTCGAGCGTTAGCTGTGTCCTGCCGAGCTCCCGTTTCACGCGCTCTGCGTCGGGGAACTCCGGCATTGTATGGCACTTCCCGAACGCCAGCATATCGGTGAAACAGTCGCGACCATATGCTGTCAGATCGCGGCCGGAACGGTCGATGTCCTGGGCCCACTTCTTGATTCTCGGGTCGGTCGCTTCGGTTAGCTCGATGGGTTCGCGGAAGACACGGCCGACGAGGTGCTGAAGGGTGCCCAGGAAGACGTTGAACAGGGTGGCTTTGTAGAGACGAGCCTTGTATAGAGCTGTGTTCTCGTTGGGGAACTTCGTGAGCCACAGTTGCCCCGCGGCGCGCATAGCGGGGGTGCCGCCCATGAGATCGTTAACGAGCTGCCAGCGCTCAAGCATTTCCAGATACGACGCGTTCGGAGTACCGACATCAGCTTCGGCACCAGTCTTGCCTTTGCTGGTCTCGATGTAACTCTTGGCGCGACTACCTGTGGTGGCTGCCATACTCAGCTTGCTCCAGAACCAAAAAAACCCCGGCTCGGGCCCGACCTCAGAGATGGGAGCATTCCATCCCAAGGAAGGACTCGAACCGGGGTGCTTTAAGCAGTGTCCCGGGACTACTATGTCTCCGCTACGACGTGCAGCGGGCTCGACTCAGCGGTCCGATCGTCAATTCAGCCCATACGACTGAACCAACGGGGCGCGGGCAAGGGCGGCTCCAATCCCGTAGTTGCGCCCATTTTGCTCCCTAAGCACCTCCCGCCCCGTAATCGGCATGTCTGCCGTGAGGCGGCGCACAAAGGGGGCCAGCCTATCCCAGGAGGTCGAGCACCTTTGGTTCAACCTCTCGGGTTGTATCTCGTATCTGCATCGCCATCGTCAGGCTGTCGGCCAGTTGGCGCAGCTCGGCCGCCTGTCGGGACACGCGCTCAACGTATTCCCGCATCTCTCGATTGTGAACCGCGGCAGCCTCACACGGTCCGCTGACGTAGGTGATGCCCATGTCTCTATGCTCTGCATGCTCTCATTGCTTCGTTGACGGCCGCCTGGTCCACTTCTGGCCGGTAGACTGGGGCCCTCGGGTTCAGCATGCCCCTGGATGGCCCGCATTGGGGGGCGGCGCCGTTGTGCTCGATGTCGATGCGATCGTCCGTTCGGTCTGTGTTGCTGGGGACAGGGGCTGCATCAGAGGCGCCCCAGACGATCTCCACAGGAGCCCAGAACTGATACGGAAGCCGACGACGGTCCATCTACGCCACCCGCTCCCAGGTATTCATCCCCTTGACCCACTTCTGCAGGTTGCCATCCTCGTCTTGACCCTCCCAGCGCTCGATACTCTGGTGCTGGAATGAGGCTCCTCCGGGGACACGCGACAGGAAAAAGACCGAATCGGCTCCCTGGCCTACGCTGATATCAGCGAGTCTCGTGACCTTCTGTCCTGGCTGCGTCGGGGACATATGCTCCTCACGGGGACAATGTACCAGATTGGGGGTTTGGTTGTCAAGGGGAATCTTCGCTGGTGTCCCCGGAGGCGGGACCCGCAGGAACGTGTCCATGGCGCTGTGGGGGAGGCTCGCCCAAAGGCAGGACCAGCCCATCCTCCAGGCTATTCGGCGTCCTACTTCACCCGTCAGGGCTGCCATGGCCCGCTTCTTGCCCCTTGAGGGAGGTGTCCCCGGCGTGCGCCCCTGGGATGAACTCGATCCGATCCACAAGTTGCGTCTTGACGGTGAATCTGTCCCCTGCTGAATTGCGGATGATGCAATGCTTGGGAGTCGCGCCCAGAAAGTGCCCGTCACATATGACCCGCACTTTCCCGTCTACTACGGCGTCATGCCCCAACACAAGATAGCGAGCATTCAGCTCATCTATCTCGCGCTGCTTTTCAGGACTAGACACCGAGGTGTCCCCGGGCTTCTGCCACCACCAGACCATCCTGTCGAAGGCGCCCATGTGCAGCTCATCCATCTGGTTCTCCTGTCTCGTATTGGGTGTCCCCGCTGCTCTTGCTCCATCGGAGGCCATCCGGGGTGACGACAAGGAACGGCCAGTCCGCCACGCCGAGCGGCCCTCGGCACTCCGGCCTGGGCGCCAGCGTGAGGGGCTTCCTGAAGATCCTCCATACAGCGACAGCCAGGACGCACAAGGCCACCAGGACGACGATACCGATCACAAGTCCCATGGCACCTCCCTTTCCTTGGTGACGAACCGCCAGGTCACACTGAACCACAGCACGACGGCATACCCGGCCTTGACAAGCCACCTTGTCCCCCAGAGCGCATATAGGCGGCTATCACGGCAGACATCTATGATACTCGTACTGGCCCACCATGGCGGCACATAGCGGTTCCTGTCGAACTCCCCATTGATCCAGCGCCACGGCACGGGGAAATACAAGGCCTCCACGAAGCCGATAGTGGGCCCCTCGAATACCGACCAGTTTCGATATCCAACCTGGCGCCCCTGGATCGCCTTCTTGCACCAGCGCCGACAGATCCCCCAGTGGGGCCAGAACACGACCTTTGTCGGCTCAGGGACCCAGACATTGTTCGCCTTCATCCACTGCCGGACAGACCAGCCCGGCCTCTGCGTCCACCAGCTCCAGAGCTGCTTCATGTCATTGTCCCCCGGTGGTGTTCTGCCAGATTCGCGCCTCTTCCATGCTCTGCAGAGCAGCGGCCCTCCAAAACTCCTCACAAACCAGCTGCGTTGCCATCAGGAAGGCTATGAGCCCGAAGCTGATGCCAACACACATGAAGATCACACCCGAGACCGGCTGGTGCTTCTTGTGACACCTCATGCTGAGAGACCACAGATGGATTGCCACGACTGCCAGCCAGGATATTACCACAATCTTGCCAACAAGGATCGCTATCTCAATCATCTTCGGTCTCCCTGCAGGCTCGTATACGGCGCGATCTTCTCAATGATCCATCCGTGCTTGTCACTTTCGACAACCACGAACTTGCCGTTGTCCCCGGGCCTTGCGTACCCAGACAGCCACATCTCATTCTCTACGTTCCAGTGAGGACCATAGCCATTGGGGGCACGAGGAAGACGACCCCGAATCCCACGCGATCCTATCTGTGGAAGGCGATCAAGACGCGGCCTGAAGCACCTGCGCACCCTCTCCCACACGCCGTCCCTGCCAACTGCGGCATTGACCAGCCAGCGCGTGCCCCAGATCACGAAGAGGATCCGGTCGCACGTTGGGTGGGCGCGCACCCTGACCCACCACGGCGGCATCGGCTGGCATAGCAGCCCCATTCCTACGACCCATCTCCACGGAAGCAATCGATTCATCATGCTTCGCTCCAACGGATTAGCATCTCACCAAGTCTCTTCATGCGCCGGCGCCACCGGCAATGGAGTTGCTTGTCCAGCTCTTTTCGGAATAGACCCATCGACAGCTCGGCCAGCTTCTTCTCCCTCGCGCCTCCTGGGCACAGGTACGGCCCGTTCGTCAGATTGACCAGCTTCTCCAGTGTCACCAGCTTCATCTCCGATTCCTCCTGCGCGCCTTGCGCGCCGTCTTCTGCTTCGCCTTCCGCTCACGGAACTGCTCCTGGCCAGCCCGCGCCGCATCGTGCTGCTCAGACATGGCCTGGAAGGCTATGCGCTTGGCCTCTTGAGCTTCTATCATCGCCTCTAGGGCTACCTGTGGATCTGTCGACATAGACTATCCCCCCATCCTTGAAAATCGGATGCCTGCCATCTTTCCTTTCAACGTCTATTCCTCTCTCGTCAATGGCGATGACGATGTGCCAGCCGTTATGATCTGGCAAATCAAACCCCTCGATATGAATCTCGTCGCCTACCTTGACATCAGGAGGCCACGGAGTCATGGAGTTCCTGTCAATCTCCATCGTTATGCTCCGAAACCGTCGTCGCCGTCTTCCTGGCGATCGTGAACCTGCAGTCAACATCGCCAGCCAGGAATCGCTTCCCCTTCTCTGGCCCCAGTATCGTTATCACATCTTCGGGGGGTTGCTGCCCAAGCCACTGGGCGAAGGTCGTTCCTGGCGCTACGGTGCCCTGGACATATGCCGCCGCGCAGTTCTGCTCCCCCCACGCATCCGCTATCCCCGGAACGAACTGTACCCTGCCACTCTCATCACCACACAAGCCCTGAACGATCGACACACACCCCGTGAGGCCCTGTTCGTTCGCCAGCCGATGCCAGAGTCCCACGGCCGTGTCCCGCACGCAGGCGCCCAGGTTGACGCCGCATACAGCGACCTTGAGATCCCGGGTCATCAGGTGAGCCCCGAGCAGCCACGCATAGAGCTCGTCGCCGGCGTCGTTCTTGTCCCGCCAGATCGTCTGGATGTCGAGTCCCAGCTCCACGGTCGGCTCGCCAGCCCCGTCGTACTGAACCTTGATGACCGGCCCGAGGTGCGCGTCCGCGGCAGCCTCGATACGGGCCTGCAGGTCCTTGTCCCTGGCTGGTGCATAGTCTACCTGCATGTCGACGACGACGAGGACGTGGTTGTAGACAGCCGGCTTATCCAGGTGGTGATCCTTGCCCGGCTTGTAGGCAGGCCCTGACTGATCATCCAGCCAGCTAGGGGAGGGAGCGTTCGCGGCCGCCCCCTCCTTCTCCGTCAGTTGAACGGGTTCGGATAGTTCTCCTGCATCTGCATCACCTCCTTCCTTGGTTGCACTCACCCGCTCCGCGTCCTTCTCGCACCCCTCGCATGTCCCGCCGCGCTCTCCATAGGTCCCGCACTCATTGGTCCCCAGGCAAGGCTCGTCGCGCTTCAGTTTGTCAGCGCACTCGTTCTCCCAGTCCTGCATCCTGGTGACGGCCACCAAGAGCAAGTGACCGTCCGATGTGCTACCGGCCACGGCTGCCTGCCGCAGCTCGTCAACGATGTGCTTCACGCCCTGGAGGTATCCATCGGCCGCAAGGCGCTGAGTCGTGGCCTCGGTGCGACCGACGCGGTCGGGCTTTGCCGTCCGTGCTTTCCGTGCCCGCCCCAGGTTACCTTCACAGGTGCCCTCCCAATCCGCGAGCCTTTGCGCAGCTTCAGAAAGCAGCTCCCGAGAAGGGGATGTTACTGCCCCGTTTGCCAGCCACAGCGAGCTGATGGTATCCCTCAAGCTGTTCAGGTACCCGATGCGCCCCTTGATGTCCCGACAGGCCACGCACAAATCCACTTTGTCCGGCCGCTGGGCGCAGGCGTCGCACTCCACGAAACGCAGCGGTTCGGTCTCAGTGCGCCCCTCGCGATCCTTCGGGCCAGCAGGCACCTCGAACTCGCTTGTCTGCGTCGTATCCTTCGACATCACTGTCCCTCCCTTTCGGTGATCGCCAACGCGGCCTGGCGCCGGCTCCGTTTATGAACCTGCCGCTTCAGATACCGGCCGACACCGGCATTGAAACCGACGATCCGGCGTGCCTTGCGGCTGAAGTAGTCCCACTCATGGCCATCCCGCAGTCTGATCCTCCATCCCATCATCACGTACCGCCTTTCTCGTTGCCAACCCTACGGCGAGAATCCCTCAAGCAGCTCGAGCGCGTTCCCGTGCACCGCGGCCGCCACAACACGCACCGAACCCCCACGCTTGCTCAGCGTCAGGGTGGAGTGATCGGGCCCGGAGACCAGCCACCGGTGGATGGCCGCTTCGAGCCTCTGCAACTCCGAGCCCCCCGGCACGGGCGCAGATACCCCCTGTGGAGCCTCAGGAACGCGTGAGCGCGCTTTCTGGCTCATACCTACGTTACCTCTCTCGTGCCGTCGTAACGCTCCATATGGACCTCCTTAGCGCCTGCCAGTGGATTTTGCCCACACATGGGTAGGGACTAGACCTAGGGATGGTATAGTACTAGATCAGTGCTGTACTGTACAGATAGTAGTAGTACTGTACGTACCTAGGTACCCGTGTCAACTTTTTAGCGTTTTGCGCATCCACACATAGCCCGGTATATACTACCTCTTCTCTCAGCGAAGAGATTAACATATTGTTATTACTACACTTCATTGAAAAACACGTCGAAAAATAGCGAGATTTCCTGTACCGGCGATCTATTAGCCCGGTATATGCTTGCTCTTCTCTGGGAGAAGAGGTTAACGTGTTGTTTTTACTACACATCGTTGTTTTTAGGGCTCTTTTTTGACCGTTGTTTTGGTACCATGTTTGGGCCAGAGTATAATAGCTCCGTATACCCTTGCTCTTCTCTCAGCGAAGAAGTCAAGGTATTGTTTCTATGCTACTTAGTTGTTTTTCGACCTCTTTTTTAGACGTTGTTTTGTGCAGCAGAAACGGGGCACTTTCAGAGGCCTGTTTTTGACACTTAGGTGTTTTGGGCACCTACTACCTCTTCTCTCAGTGAAGAGGTTAAGTGTGTATTTTCATTGTACTTAGCTATTCCAGCCTGTCGCTTGCTCTTCTCTCAGCGAAGAGGTTAAGTGGTTTTTCCATCTTCTCAGATGCCCAGTGGGCGCGCCGAAACGGAGCCCTCGTACACCGGGAAGACCTTCGAAACGTAGTAGCCCACGGCGTCCGAATTTCCGACTATCCAGCCATCCGCCAGGGCAAAACATCCGTCAGTGGGAACCCGCAGGCAGTAGGCATCAGCTATCGGCGCCGGCCTCACCCCTGCCACTATACCTCCGTCTGTAGCACCCATGGTGCCAGGCGATCCACAGCGCTTGAGCCTGTGCCCGATAACCAAATCACGGGCCTGTTTCCATCCACACCTTTTCGTAAGAAAGCGGTGGTCTGGCGTGCAATACACATCAGAGTGGCCCTGGATGCCGACGGCCACCAGCTCGGCCCCAGGGACCGTTAGGCGCGCGTCTTCGTACGGTACCCAAACGCCATCCTTGCCTTGAACCAAACCGCGCTCCGGAATGGAGTCGATACGCTGGTTCCCAGCAGGAGTCCGAACCAGGGTGTCCCCGCGAAAGCAAAGGTGACTCAGGCTCTTGTCTTTCAGCTTCTCAATCGCTCCCTGGTCGTCCAGGTCAACCCCCTCGAAATCGATGCTCAGATGGGGGCAGCCCACCGGATCTATCATCATCCTCACGATGCCGAGAGCAGAGCACAGGCGGCTGTTGACGGCGTTCAGGCGGCTGCGTTCACTGGGATTCGCACGCGGATACTCGGCCTTCAGACGCCCCCCAAAGATGGGCTTGAGCTTTTGCAGGGCGAGCTCCCAATCCGAGCCCGCCACCTTCGCAGATCCCTGTGCCCCCCCGCTGGCGTCCCCGTGCAGATGCAGGACACCGCGGTGGTTGGAATAGCGACTGAGGAACTTGTCCATGACCTTGAGCGTGTTGCTGTCGCGCTCGATCCACACCTCGTCAATCCAGCCTGTCCCCATCTCGCCGTTGGGCAGCGTCTGCTCCTGGCCGATCACTGCCACACCAGGGGACACGTTGAAATCCAGGGACAGGATCAGGGTGCGCCTGTCGTTGTAGCGCAGCCGATGTTCGGCGTGGACGTTGCTGTCGTAGCTGTAGTATGCCGAGCCCTGGAAGGACACAAAGTCAGCTTCGTATTCCTGCTTGAACGTCAGCGCGTCGAGCATGCGCTTGGCGCTCTCGATCTCCGCGGCCGGCAACACCTCGGCCGACTTCCAGTGGTGGTAGCCCCATTCGGATAGTTTGAGCAACTCATCTTGTTGCTGCTCGGCATCCTGGGCGAGCGCATACGCGTGGTTGCGGCCCTCGGGGACGCCTTCCAGATCACACCAGCCGTTCCGATCGGCCAGTGCCGGCCGCACGTTCTCCTCCCAGGCCCCCTTTTTCACATTAGCGATCTCCGTGATGCCCCCACCGTCCCAGGGAGAGCCCTCCATGCGCTCTGGCTTATCCAGGCCAATGATGTGCACGCAGCTCCAGTTGGCGATGCGAACCACCAACTCTGACTCGCTCACGGACTCCTGAATCGCCCGTGGGATCATCGCTTTGGTATCGTTCCAGAAGATGCGCTTGGCCTGGTCCCGCGTTGGGGCTCCGAGGAAGAAGTGTGGATCCGCGAAGGCGGTCCCCTTGGCCGCAGCCATGATTACCTTGGCCTTCAGCCGGAGGGTCTTGCCGGAGCGTCGCCCAGCAGCTACGAAGTTGAACCGGGCCGGGCAATCTGAGTAGCGCTCGCCGGCCTCGTGTCGGCGCATCTTGGGCCACGCACTGGTTTTCAGGATCTGCGGCATGGATCAGTCTCTCACCGTGAAGTGGCGATGTCCACACATGGTACAGGCTTGGTGCCGATTGAAACTTTCAATCTTGCAGTTGTCGCATACCAGGCGAGGGGAATTCTGGCACTCAGAGCGTGCCTTGATTTGGGGGTTCTCTCGTATCGCCTCTGCAACTGCCTCTTGAACCTTCTCCGTGATTACTTCGTCAAGGACTTCAGTTCTCCAGTCCATGGCAGAGGCCTCCGACTGCCCGATAACCTCCCGCACGATCTTGGTGACTCGTTCATCGAAGTCGCTCAGCACCTCGTCCGCCTGCTGCTCCTTGGCGTCGTCAGGCTCGGGCCTCCACAGGAAGGTCTCATTGAAGCGTTCCTGATTGTAGATCTGCGGCGTTTCCCCATCTTTCATGCTGACGATCCAGTTACCCGGACATACAGTGACCCTCAAATATGCCTCCCCATCTACGGGCCATCTGAAACGCCCATGTTCCGCGTACGTCGCCAGCTCCCATCTCTACACTCGGGTGATCCCCGTCTTTCCACCACCGCACGGCTGAGTGGATCTCGTGAGCTTTGTGTATGAACGGCATGGGTTACTCCTTCGGGAAGTTATGGATGCTGCCGTCATGGACGGCGCTGTTGACCTCGGCGATAACGGCATCCCCGAACGCCTTAGTGTCGAACAGCGCGGAAGTAGCGACTCGCCCCATCACTTCACCAACCTTCTCTTCCAGCAGCCGGTCGACCTCGTCGCGTACCGTCTCCCTCAGATTGTGCGGAAGGGACTTCTCATTTGATTGAGCACGCGCCAGTTCACCTCGAAGATGTTCGATCTTTTCGTCCATATCCGATTCAAACTTCTCGGCCCGCTTGCTTTTCTGATCTGCGACAGCACACATCGCATTGGCGAACCAGCCCAACATCAGATCCTCGTCAATACAAGCCCGGCCGTTGTGCGCCAGGTGAGCCATGAATGACGCTGCCCACTCGGAGGCATCGGTGCTTCCCATAGGAGGCTTGGGACAGGGCTCTGGCTTGCCGCTGCACTTCCCTATGGGAGTCGGGTACTGCTCGAGCGCAGCTCGTATCGCCTTCCGCAGCGTGCGCGACACCCCTGCAACCAGGTCGGCCTCCCTGGACGTAGCCTGCAGCAGAGCCACCAGGCGTTCAATCTCGGTCCTCTTGCCCTCGATGACATGGTCGGCCTGCTCGGTACCTACCTTCAGCTTGTCGAGCACAGCGCGCAGTTCTTTGTTCTGCGCCGACAGGCCCGTGACCTCTTTCTTGAGTGCGCTTCTTTCGTGCATCGCGTCGAGCGCCTGAGTCGGCCCCCAGCAAATCTCCTTGGCTTCCTGTGCCCCCAGCTGGGTCTTGAGAGCCTGTATCTGCTCCTCGCCGGCTTCGACCTTGGCCTTCAGCTTGTCGATCGTCTCATCACGCTCTGTGAGGTCAATCCAGGCCTGTTGTTTCTTCTCAAAGCACTCCGTATAGCGCCGGTCGTCGCGCTTGGCCTGGGCTTGCAGCTCATCTCTCTCTTCTCTCAATTCCCGGGAGACCGGCCCCCTTCTACACGATATTGCGTTATCCCGTTGCTTTATCACTTCACCCAGCACCTGGTCATGTCGTGCACTCTGAGCGTTCAGCACCTTGTTGGATTCGCGTAGCGTGTCGCGTTCCTCTCTCGCAGCGTCCAGCTTCCATGCCAGTTCTTCCATCTCACCGGCACTGGCTTGACGCACCGAGGGAAGTGGGTAGTCGCGCAGCCTCTTCACTTCCTCTTTTGTTGCTTGCCAGCCAGCGTGTTGTTTCTCAAGCTTCACCTGTAGCTCGTCCCGCTCCTCCTTGATCTCGTCTCGCTGTATCACCAGGGCCACATGGGCTCGCGTTTGCTCGTGCTGGTGTTCACGTTCCAAGGCCCGCAATTTGATGGTCCTGTCCCGTTCCGCGATGGCCTCATCTCGCTGCTTTGCCAAGTCCTCGGCGGTCTTTGTGCCGGACTGCCACGCCTCATCTCTCTCGGCCTTCAGCTTACGCATAGTAGCCTGAAGCGCCTCGATAGTCTTCGCCTGGTTTTCTCGCTGCTCTATCACTGCACCAATAGTTTCGCCAGGGGCGCCCCTCGCCTCATATAGCGAAGGGGTATACCCGCACTTATCGAAGTGGCAGTCCTTCGCATTCAGGTAGCACACACGCTGATGCAAGCAGGTCTCGCAGATGCCGTCGGCCACTGGGTTGGGCGCAGGAGTCGGTTCAGGCTCGCGGCGTGACGGCCCATCTACCTCTCTCCCGCAATCAGAACACCGCCAGTCTTTGAAGTGCTTCTCGTGCCTACTGTGAAAGCCGCAATGCTCGCAGCTCCAGTCCGCTTGGGTCGGCGCCAGAAAGGGCTCATAGTTCCTGAAGAACTCCATATCGCCCATAGTAACTCGGGTTGTTTGGCCTTCGTGGTCGTACGTCACGTGCCATTCATTGCCATCCTGCTCTGCTTCTACTTCCTTGGCCTTCAGTCTGTATCTCGCCATCGTCACGACTCCTTGGGTGGTTGCTCAGGGGGTTTCTGCCCTTTCTTCCCAGCCCAAATTCTCATGGGGGTTTCTCCGTCGATCTTGAACACCGTAATCTCCACGCTCGCCACATTGGGCACGCTAAATAGCCTATCCGAAAGGGGGCCCATCGCTTCAAGCGCCATCCCGTATGGTGTCTTTGCTGGCCCCTCGGGATATGGTTTATCTTTCGATGGGTGCCACGCAATATACATACCGATGACCGCGATGCAGAGAGCGATGAGCGCGATACCAAGTGCAAATGCATCCATAGTCACTTCTCCTTGGTTGGTAGTTCCGCGCCCTTGGGTTTGTGGGCATTGGCCTGGTTTATATGGCCCTTGAGTATGCTCGTCAGCTCCTTTATGATCGACATGTGCTCGTCTTGTCGTTTCGCGAGACGCCCGACCTGCGATGCCAAAAAAGCACCCGCGAAACAGAGACCAAGCACGATACAGATCAGAAACTCAATCATCACTTCTCCTTCCTCATCTCAGGCCGCTGCATCCTAACTCGGCCGATGGAATCCCGATCCTCCAGGAACAGACAGCGCGTGTGCTCGATTGCATCCCAGCAGCTTTCCGAGTAGGGGAACCAGGCTGAGCGCTTACCACCACCGCGTCCATAGCGCACCTCGACCTGTAGGGAGCCGCGTGGGCAGTCTTGATGGGGCGACGTGTGTACAGAGACCTCCACGCCGTTGGCGCTCTGAGCGGGCTTAGGAAGGCTCATATGGGACTCCCTGCTTGTTGCATGGCACATAGACACAACGGCAGGCTTGGTCCTCATTCGCTACTTGCCCAGGATATTCCGCGTGACAGATCAAGTATAAGCACCCGTGGCGAGGACTCCAGTTGGGTAACGGCGGCTTGTGCTTCCCGTACTCGTCACTTCCTATCCTGAACACCATGCCGTCCAGGGCTTCGCAATTGGGGCACGTATAACTATCAAGTTTCGCTCGATACACCACATATTGAACGTCCCATCGCCTCAGTGCTTCCATCATCGTCAGCAGCACCACTTCGTCTTTTCCAAAGCGCGGGTGTGCGTGCGAGCTGAGACGAACAGCGCAATGGTAGACGAGTCGCCGCGGTAGTCGCCACGCAAGCCAGAGTAGTATGCGGTCCATCATACGAGACTCCTCATCAGAAGGGCTGCGGGTCGTCACTCAGGTGAACATCGAGTTGGGCATCAGAGGCCTTGCTCTCCAGTTGCTCGATACGACGTTGCAGCTTCTGGGTCCAGATTATGCTGGCGAAGAGAAACACGGTGACAGAAAGATCGAAGAGAAGCTGCAACCCTTCACTCATCGGATTCCTTTCTGTGTCAGCTGCTCGCCCTTGGCACGAAGCATCCTATCGGTAGCAGAGGCAGCAACCCGCGCACACCGTCTCCTTTCCAACACGCGCACTGCGGCATCCACCAGTTGCTGTCTCTGACAAGCGGTAAGTGGTGCCGGTGCGTCGATGTGGACTCTCACAACTTCAGTCATTCCGTTCCTCCGGCAACGGGGACCACCAGCACTCGTAGCCCCATATCACGTCGCCACTATCCAGCGTGATGCGCACTGACTCACCGAAGATGCTGTCCGAGTCAGGAACCTTTTCCGCAAGCCCGCGTTGGCCGATATACTGCCGGCTCACCTCGGGTGTGCGGGCGACGAGGCCAGTGTCGTCAAGGGGATCTCCCTCGATGTCCCTGATTACACAGCGTGTTGGGTATTCCAGGTCAGTCATGTAACCTCTCCATCGTACGGGCCCTTTGCGCATCTGGCTATCGACTCGGAGCTACGCCGCACCCGCTCAGCTCGCACAACTGCCGTGGGCTCCAGAATCACCTGCTGCACGTCGTATGACCGCAACTCCCCCGTGCCTATCACCTCAACCACCGCCCGCGGCCATTTGCTGTCACTCACGATGCCGTGGAACCAATGGGTGTAGTCCTCCGGCTGTGCGCCTCTCAGCCTCGCGCGTCTCATTGCTCGGCTCTCCTCCCAGCCTCTTCCCAGTTGCTGCGGACCCAACCAGGAAGGCGGTAGCAGCCATACAGGAACACAGCGAACAGTACCACGCAACCAACACACAGGGCTCCCATTCCTGTGTAGTGCTTAGGTGCATCTGTGACATTTAACCACTGTAGCCATGCCTCTGGTAACGTGTCGATGGCGAGTATTCCAATCATGGCGACGGCGCATGAGAGTAACGCATACGCCCCGGTAATGCCAAGGAGAATGCAAACGGCCTTGCCAACCTCTTTGGCCTTCAGTCCCAGAAAGATCAGTACGCGTCTCATCGCAGTCCTCCTCAGTCAGGCCACAGGTCGCCCGTGATCTCTATCTTCACGTGCTCGATCGGGACGGCTTTCATCCGACCGTCCGTCATGCTCACGAGTATGACCATAACCCCGCCTGCAACGCTCTCGGTGCCGAAGTACCACCACTCAAAGTCTTCACCCGCTTCGGGGTAGGGCTCCCGGATTCGCGCTCGTCTCATCGGCTGCATTACTGCTCCTTTCTTTGGAAGGTTGACCGAGGGGACTCGAACCCCCTCTTCCTGATCCACAGTCAGGCGTGCGACCCCTACACCACGGCCAACACTCACTCCTGCTCAATCTGTTCGGCATACGCGGGACCCGGAACCCCAGGCCCCGCGCAGCTTACCCCACGGGCGCCCTCAGAGCAGGAGGTGGTATTCGGTCCCGCCGTCGGTGGTCACGGAGTCGCCCAATATCGCCACACAGTTGACGACCACGCTGAACCCGATGTTGGCACCCCGAGCCAGCTCCCGATCGTCACGGCGGACAACGCTCCCGCTCATGTCGAATACCTGGTCGCCCACGTAGACGGAGTCGGCCACGGCATTCACACTCACATCCAGCAGGCTCTGCACTGACGCAAGGGTATCGCAGGTCGACGGTGCCTGGGGTATCTCTGCCCCCAGCAGCGCGACCTCGACCTCGACCATGCTGTCAGCCACGCACAGTGCGGTTGCGCCGGGCCCGAACGGCTCCGGCGATCCCGCCTCATAGGCCATCACCGGCAGCACCGCGAAAGCGGCGGCTAACAGGATGGTCATGAGAACAAACTTACCCCGCATAATGCACCTCCTATGGTTGCGGGTATTACGGGCATGATTGCCCGTCACTCTCTGTTTCATCGCGGTTTGTGGCGCAGGTCACCAAACTGCGCACGGTACTTCTGCAGCTCGTCGTGCTCAGTAATCAGCCAGATGATCCAGCCAAAGAAGGCAAAGAGGCACGCCCCGCCGATAACGCCCAGGATCGCAGCTTGAATCACTGTCACCATCTCACTCCTCCTCGAGATTCTTCCCGTGCATCAACCCCACGATCTCGTCCTGCATCTTCCGAACCATCCGAGCCTTGTCGTCCGGGGACGCGCCACCACCCCCGCCCGTGTCCATCTCGTCCCTGATCTTGATATACTGCGCCAAGCGTCCCAGGAGGCTGTCCTGACGGCGATACAGATCCGGTGCCCTCTGGGTCGTCCGTCGCTTCAGTGTCCCTCTGCGCTGGTCGTCTGCCTCCTGTCCCTTCTTCCGTGGCCGTCCGCGCCGTCGGACCGGTAGTGGCCTACCGTCCGCGTCGAGCTCTACGTCTACATCGTCGATCTCCTGCTCCGTGCTGAACGGTCGCAACAGCGAGAAATTTGGGTCCTCGCCCTCCTGTTTGATCTGCTCAGCTACCCGCTTGAGCTGCACCCGAAGCAGCCTAGTCTCCGCGTCCAGCTGCTTCGCTGCGAGGTCCTTCAGATCGACCCCTTCCAACTCGTCTTCGGTGTAGCAAGTACGGTAGAAATCGGCCTCCGCAGCCTCTGCATTCGGTGCAGGATCGGGCTCAATTAGTGCAGGAGGTGGGTAACCGTCCGGGAAATGCACCTTTTCGTGCCTCAAACAGTACCCAGAAGGCCCCGCATTGATCCTGCAGCGCCCCTTTGGGCGCTTATTCATATGCAGGCACTTAGACTTTGCGTACCTGGGTCGCTTTTTCTTGATTTTCGCCACGTCTAAGTCCTTTGTCTACCGCAGGTTGCGTTTTCTGTCCCTCGGGGACAAGAGTTTGCAAATTGGGTCCAAAAAGGCGCATTTTCGCCCTTCCGGTTGTCCTCGGGGTTCTGGCTGCGTCAAGTAGTTGCTGTAGTGGAAGATAACCTCCCCGGGTTTTGGCCGCCACCGGGAAAAGTGGTTGGGGCATTGTTGCAGAGACGCCGAGAGGGACAACGAGGGGCGGTGTTTCTGCAGTGTTTCTGCAAAGTCTCTGCACGTTTTGGGGGTCTGGGACAGTCAAAAGTGCAGCAACAGGGGTCATTGTGCAGAGCTTTTCACGTGGTGATTTCAAGGGCGAGTTGACCACGCTGTTTTCGAGCAAGTCGGCGCCACAGGAGGCCTTCACAGAGCGTCCTTTCGGGCAGCAGCGCGGACGTCTCGGGCCCTGGCCAGATGCTTGGCGATCTGCCGGCCGCAGAGGTAGCCGACGACGGCGCACAGGGCACCGTTGAGGAAGCCCAGCCAGTAGCAGTGGAGGAGGGTCAGAGCAACCTCAGGCACCTACAGCCCCTCCTCGTAGTCGCAGTGGGGACAACTGATGCTGACATCGTAGACGCCACCACTGGGACAACCGCGGATGTTGAGGGTCTGGCTGATGCCGTAATCGCCTGGGACGGCGGTTGCCTGTCCGCGGTCGTCATCAAAGCGGACCTTGGTGTGGTCATTCCACACGAGTCGGAAGAGCTTGCCGCACTGGGGACAGACCTGGAACTTGAGGCACTCGGGCTTGTCGCTCATGGGGGCTCCTCAGCAAAGAGGTCATCTACGACCGCGTCGGTCATGGCATTGTGACAGGTGGGACAGTAGCAGACTTTGGGGCCAATAGCCCAGCCGCGGATCAATGCGGCGTCGATGCAATCGTCCCAGCTACTTTCGATGGTCAGATCCCCGAGGCATACCTGTGCCGAACAACCGTGGCTTGAGCAGGTGATAATGATGGCGTCCGGCATCAGGTCACCAGGCGGCCAAACGGGCGTCCATAGGCAGCCAGACTCGTGAGGTGCCCATTGCCTCACGCAGCTCATCCAGCGCTTCTCGCCCCATCAGGAGATCCTGGAACGACATTTGAGCGAGCACCGGGCTGCCGCGGAACAGCGTCCAGTTGGTGCGGCCGTCTGGCTGCATGGCGAAGAAGGAATAGGTGGTGCTCACCAGTTGCCTGTGGCCAGGAGGTAAACGATCAGCCCAAGGAGATAGGCTGCCAGGAAGATGAGGACGCCGCATATACCCAACATCATGCCCGCGAGTACAGCAAGAGCTTTGTCTGCCAGGTCCATCTCGTTCACCTCTCCTTGGTGGCGTGGCGTCTGCACTCGCAGCACAGAAACCGGCCCCAGGATTCGCGCCCGCAGAGCCAGCAGGCAGTGCAGTAGATCACGATGTGAGGCTGGCGCCGGTGGTATCTCCGGCATCTACTCAGGGCCGTCATTGTCACCCTCTAGGTTGCAGCCCTCCCAGGG